GAGGGAGACAAGCCGAGCATATTGCGTACCAATATGCCGATCTCCCGGGTGGCGATGTCCCGGGTGAGTCCCGGATTACCGCGGTTGGCCTGTATGTAGAGGGCCGAAATTCTGTCGATCTCGTGCTTGGGCACTTGCCGCAAGTCCTGGTTGACGGTGAAGAAGTCGTTCTCGGCCTGATGCACGGCAAACATCTGCTGGATGGTCGAATGAACCACCTGCGCCATCTGCTGGCGGATCTGGGGATGCTCGGCGATGATCTGCGGCATCTGCTGCTGGAGCGTGGCGACGGTCGCCTCGTAGGCGTTGAGCGTAATGTCGGCAGCCATATCGGGGAGCACGCGCTCGGGTTCGGTCGCCATCATCAGCGCCCGGTCGGGGGTGAGTTGATACGAAGAAGCAATCTGCTGGCGCACCGTGTCGCGGACCTGGGCATGCTGCGCGGCCTGCTGCTGCTGCGTCATGGGCGGCGCTTGCTGCTGGTATGGCTGCGGAGCTTGCTGCTGATATTGCGGCTGCGCCTGCTGATACTGCGGCTGCGGTGGTCGCTGCTGCTGTCCGGCTAGCCCGGGAGCGGGCGGCGCGCCGTTAGGCCCCTTCCCGATCGAGGGCACCACCGGCTGCGGAGGCTTGGCTTCGGCCGGGCCGCGGGCGTGGCCCATGATGTCGGCGAGCACCGATTCCTGGCGGGCCGCGGTTTCTTTGCCAGGTGCGCTTGAAGGAGATGAAGAGGCGGAACTGTCTGATGACGGCGGAGCGGAGGTACCGCCGCCGCCAAGATCCGCCCCTCCCCCCTCGGCCTCGGCCGAGAGAAGCCCTATATTCATTTCATCAAAACTACTCTTCTTCCACATTTTCAATCTCTCGCTTCAGTACTTCGATGGCATTGCGCCAGTTTTCGGCGAGGCGCTCGGGGGCCTGCCGGGCCATGTCAAGCCCTTCGCAATATCCCTGGAGGATTGCGGACTGCTGGAGCTGCTCTCCCACCAGGGGCTTAGTCGCAAGCTCATCGCGTTTATAACGAAGAATGGCTCCGAGCTCACGGCGCAATATACGCCAGCCTGGGTGCTGCTCAAGAGCTTCAAGGTGCGTGAGATCATTGCGGTGCTCCGCCAGCTCCGTTGACCATGCTTGCAATCGCTGCTGTCGGACTTGTTCCGGGGTATCCGCCACCGCCTTCGCCTCCCATTGCCTGCCCCGCGGGGACCATGTTGCCGGCCTGCATCTGCTGCATCGCCGCCTCGTCCGGCGTGATGCGGAACTGCGTGATGTTCTTCAAACCCGCCAGTGACGCCATGTGCCCGAAGATGCGCGAGATGTCGTACTGCTGGGCAATCTGCGGGTTCTTGCCGATCACCGAGAAGATCTCTTTCCACAGCGTGGCCTGCGCGAAGCGGTCTACGGGGAGCGTGCCGTCGACGGGCACGTAGTCGAATTCGCCCGTGATCATCGACTTATCGACCTGGACAAACTTGGTGCCCTGCATCAAGTCACCGGCGATGCGGAACATCTTCTCCTGGTCGTAGAACTGTTGTAAGTTCGCCACCATTTTGCGGCTTAAACGCGACCATCCCAGCGCCGAGGCGAAGTCGCAGAATGTCTTCATGCGGTTCGCCCCCTGCGCGGCGGCGGTGCGTACTTCCGTCGCCGTTTTTCGCCCACGCCCGAGCGAACCCATGAGGGAGTCGTTACTCCCAGTGATCTGCTGCATCAGCCCTTCGGTGAACTGCGTGTCGGAGAGATGGCCGCGCGTCGGATCGACGTTCATCAGTTCCGCGACGGCAGACCGCACGTCGGTGCCATAGCCTGTGCCCGGGCGCATGCGGACGATCCGTCCGGGTCCGCCGTCGATCAAGTCTTTCACATTGATGCGATCCGGATCGATGATCAGGTTCCCGTTCAACGAGCGCCGCACCGAGAACATGTGCGTGTTGTAGAGCCAGTTGATCACGTCGTTGAGCGGCTTGGTGACTTCCATCATGCCGCGCGTCGACGAGTCATAGCCGTCGCATTCCCACGCGATCACGTCATACGGGAACTTGCAGTGACGGAGTCCGAGCGGAGCGGCTTTGATCAGAACGCTGTTGTTGGCTACGATGAACTCCCACTTTTGATAATTTTTGCCGGGGAGTTTCCACGATTCGGGGAAGAGATTAACGACGACGCGGAACAGCCCAACCTTACCGCCCTTCAGATCTTTCGGATCCCATACTTTATCCGCCGCCAGCATGTTATCGCGGCTACCCGAGGTCGAGGGAGCCATGGCATTTCCGCCGACGCCCATGCCGCCGCTTTCGAGTTTGTCGAGGTTGAATAAGTCCCACTCGTTCTTCATCGACTGGAGGCGGTCAATACTCATGAGCAGGGTGTGGCCGCAGAATTCTCCGTCTTGGAAGTTGACCAGCGGTACACCGGGGTCAGGATAGTAATCGAATGGCCGGACATTTTGGAGTACATTGCCGCAGTAGCCTTCCACTCGTTCTTCGACGAGTTCCCATTTCGGATCGGCACCGAGATCGATGCCACCGAGGGTGGGGGCGATGGGCTGGTACTCCGAGAATATCTCGGTCTTTTTTACGTAATCGCTAGCTACAACACCAATTCCGAATTTAATTGCGTCCAATAACCAGATAAACTCAGCACTCGCCATGTCCCCGATGTCTTGGTTGTAACCCATTAAGGCTTCAAGACATTGCGTACTTTGTTCCGTCTCTCCATGGCGTCCTTTGAACTGCCACACTGGATCTCTTCCCAGGAAAACAGAGGTGGCATATGTATGCGAAGTCAGAGCTAACGCGTAAGAATACGGAAGAATGACCTCTGAGAACTGGCTGGCAGATCCCTGCTCCCGTGCTCTCTGTTTTTTGGAGGACATCTCCGTCTCTGGGAGATAAGCGCGGTAAAGATCTTCCGCTTTCCGCCAGCGTTCATGCCTTGAAGACATACGATCCCGGCTCGACTGGAACATGTGGAGGATTTTGGACAAGATCTCCTCATGTTGTTCGCTGTCGAAGGGGACTTTTAGCTTGCCCATTACGCGCCCTCCTGGGACAATAGAACGGACCGAGTGACGTGTTGCAGCGTCTCCCGGTCCTGACCGATAAAACCTTTCATGGAGGCTTTATGGCTAATGGATATGGTATCCCGCTTCCCCAGTTTCCCCCTAAGGAAGAAGGAAAATTCTGGTCGAAGATCGACCGCCGCTCCGATTCGGAGTGCTGGCTCTGGCAGGGCAATAGGTACCACAACGGATATGGGCAGCACATTGCTTGCGGGCGCACCATGAGAGCGCATCGCATCGCCTTCCTGCTGGGGCACGGAATAGATCCCGCGCCTTTCCTCGTTTGTCACACATGTGACCAAAGGTTGTGCTGTAATCCGAAACACTTGTGGCTCGGGACGGCGGTTCAAAATTCGCGTGATGCTGTGGCCAAGGGGCGCATGGCGCACGGGGATGATCACTACCTGCGGAGATACCCTGAACTTAGGCATGGACGACGGAATGGAGCAGCCAAACTGACCGAGGCTGACGTCATCGAGATCCGGAGACTCTACGCTACCGGAGACTGGTTGCAGCGCGAGATCGGCGCGAAGTTTGGCTTGAGAGCTGGCTATGTGTGCCTGATCGTGAACCGGAAGCTGTGGGCGCATGTGAAGTGATCTCATTTGGTAAGCCACCTTATGGCGAACAAGCAGCCAATCACGGCGAGGACGAGCAGCGCGTAAAACGTCATCTCGGTCATTGCTTCAATTCGTAAATCAGATACCCGATGCCGAAGAGGACGACGAGGGCGATCAGGATTTCCGGCAACGTCCAGGCTCTCGCCCAAGCGGGTTCGAGGCCCTTCAGATTCTCGAAGCGAAGCGGTGAACGTCCCATGATAGAGAGTCTCCATCGTACTATGCACTCGCGGAAATGGGCTACGTTTCTGCATAGTTATCGCGCGGGGAATAATCTCCCGCCGGTGCCGACCCCGAGTTGATGGCTGACGAACAGGAGCAGGATGATCAGCAAAATCGCCCCGACAATCCAGACGATCGGTTGCGGCAGGGCGAACTTCACGCAGACCCACCAAAGCCCGTACCCGACGACGGCGAACACGATGATGTAAATGATCAACTGAATTAACTGATCCATTTGTTCTCCTTCATGGGCACGTCCTCCACGCTGCTTCCAATTCCCGAGGGGCGTCGGAAGGCTGGAAATCCTGAAAGTCCCCAACGCTGTCGCTGAGTTCCAAAACGAGGGAAGTGGCCATCGCCATGGCATCGATGCAATCGTCGTGGGCGCAGCCGGGAAACGTCTCGAACTGCTCCAGGAATTCCCGCTGATCGCGCCGTACATACAGCTTTCCGTTCGAGGCCAGACCGGCGAGGGACTGGCGAATCCGGATCGGCTTGGCTCTTTGATCTTTGTAGATCTCGATCACATGGAAGCGGCCGCGCTTCTTCATTTCCTCGGTAAGATACCAACTCAACGTGGCCTGGTAGTTGATGCCTTCGACGCGCACGCGGATCGGTTTCCACTTCCCGGCCAGCGTGAAGAAGGTATTCGCACTCCAGTCCGGGTGATGGTTGCGCGAGAGCGCGTAGTCGAGCAAAAAAACATCACGATGAGCGGTCATGCCGACCACCACATGCGCCTCGAAGTCCTTGCTGGCCATGCCGCCGGCGATCTGCGCGGCGCTCGGCGGTGGTGTAGGGTCGATGGCCATCGCCACAATCATGTTGGTCGGAGGCGTCTCGTAGTAACGGAGATCGGCCATCCGGAAGAACTGCCCTTCATCGGGCACCAGCCAGCACATCTTCTCCCGAGCGAAGTAGGCCCAAGTGTTTTCGCGGCGCGCCGCTTCTTCCTCCCGGTCAATCTCCTTGGTGGGGAAGCGCTCCTCCCACCGGCTGCGTCCCGCTTCGTCGCGGATGCCGAACTTGCGGAAGGTGTAATCCGGATTGTGCTCGGCCTTGGCGATGAGATCCTGCGGGCGCATCGGAGTTTGCAGCAGGACCATCTTCGAGTTCGCCGCTTCACTGCGCGGAGCCATCGTGTTGATGATGGAAGAGTAGATGAGTTCGTTCAGCTTACTTCGCTGGACCTCCGAGCCGACGTTCTCTTCGGTCTGCACGTCATCGAGGCAGACCAGGTCGGGGCGGAATGAGTTGATATTCAAACCGCGCACGCTCGACGTGATGCCGAGACAGACCAGCGAGATGGTCGATTCCGGTTTATCGGGCGAGAGGCGGCAGAGCACGTCCAACCTGTCCGAGTTCCAGATATTGCCGGGGCGCAGGCCGAATACCTGCGCGAAGGAGAGACCGTCACTCGAGTTGCCCTCGATGAGGCGCCGCAGCCAGTCACCGGACTCGTGTGCTTTGTCCGATGACGCCCCGAGGTAGGCGATCGTCCTGGATGCCCTATACGCTACGCTCCACGCCACGTAGGCGCGGAGCAGGGTGGTCTTGGCGCCGCCGCGGAAGACGGCGATGGCACTCAGAGATACGTCTGGATTCGTCCAATCCTTCCAGATCTCGCGGTGGAATTCCGGGCTCGACTGCCGGAAGGCGGAGGGGAAGAAGGTGCGGCAGAAAAGCTCCCCGTCGGTGGCGCACAGCGATACTAATTCGTTGAGGTCGACGGACGGGGGAGCTTTCTGCTTCATCGGTTATTTGTGCTGGTGCGGGAACGGCGGGCCGACTGGCGGTTCCTTGGGATGCTTTTGGTCCTTGTCATCCTTGTCGTGCTTGTCCTTTTCCTTGGTGTCCTTGTCGTTCTTGTCATCGGTCGACTTGGGCCGGGGATTGGTGTCGGCGAAGGCCATATCGCGGACGTGCTGGAAGGCGGCGCGGTCGTCCTCGGCTTGGCGGCGATGTTCATCGGGATCGTCGAAGGGGCCGCGGGAGATGGCGAGATTGGCGACGGCGCGCCACCGGAGTTTGGCGGAGAGAGCGGTATCCTTCCAGGGCGGGCACTTGTCTGCCGGCCGCCAGTAGCCGCAGTGGGCTTCGTAGAGTTTCTCGGCCAGCCCTTCTGGGGTATGTTCCGGCCCCGGTGCCGGGAGTGGGGTGGGTTCCGGCTTCGAGTAAGCCGTATCTTTTTCTGTCATCTGTTTCAATTCTCCTTGGATCGAATCAAACGAGGTATCGAGTCAGAATCCCTCGCGAGGACTTACTTTCCTTTGCCCTTGGCGATGCTGCCTCCCGCCAGTGGCGGCTTAACGGCCATTGCTGCTCCGCCGATCGCAGTCTTGCGGGACATAAGCGGAGCTGAAGCCTCATCCGCGGCAGGAGCCGTGGAGATCTCGCGGTAGGTCACGTCGACGGTGAGCGTGCCGTCGCCTCCGGTCACGTCCGCTGGTTCGATGTGAAGCATGAGCGCCGTCGCCTCAGCCGCCACGTTCTGCGGGTAGGGCAAGCCGGTCATCGCTCCGGTCGATGAGGCCGGGGTATCGAGGAGTCCGGCGGCGGGGAGAGTATTCGAGACTGCGGTGCCCGCTGCCTTGACGACGAGGAGGTTGGCGCCGGCTACGTAGGCGAGCGTGCCGAACGTATAGGAGAGCGCCGCGGAGACGAACTGGAGCGCGATGCCGGCAGCGGGCGCGGGAACGAGCGTGATGGGCGTGGCCACCAGTGCCAGGAGTTGGGCTGAGGAGGCTGAGACCGGAACGGTGACCGACTCGGGCAGGTCGACCGGCTCGTCGGTAGCGTGCTGCTTCTTCTTCAAGGGCAGCGGCTTCACGTCGCGCCTCAGATCCTCTTGGACATCGGTGGCGACTGCGCCAACCACAGACCAGTCGGTCTGGACGTCCGGCTCAAGCGCCGCCCATTGCGGGCGCGGGCCGAGGACTTCGATGGCCTTGGGGTCGGTCGACTCGCCGGCGGACGCTTCAAAGAGGATCGGCGGCGGTGGCGGCGGGGTTTCCTCCCCGGCGTCGATCGACTGCTGGGCGACGACGTACCAGGCGTTCTTGACGGTGCGCTGGGTCTCGGACCAGGTGGGGATGGGGGCGAGCGTCTCCGCTGTCAGCCAGTCCGACATCTGGGCCTTGGCCGTGTAGAGGCGCTCGGCGAGTTCTTCCATCGTGGTGGTTTGCATCAGGACTCCTGTTCTTCGAGGGTGGTTTCGATGACGAGGGGGGCACGGCGCTGCAGCGCCCGCTCGCGCGCCTCATTAATAATGTTGACGTCGACCTGGAGATGCGAGTGGACGTGCATGTCGGTCGAGTAACCCTTGGGGTTGATGTAGCCGAGAGCGGTGAGGGACAGCTTGGCGGCGGTGAGCAGCTCGCGCGACTCGAGCTCGTTCTCTTCGAGCCGACGATCGATTTCATCCAGCGAGCGATGGGCCAAAGAGTTTAATTTGTCAGTTATGGCCGCACCGGCAAAGACGGCTTCCTTCCCGTTCTCGGCACAAAGCTCGCGATACGCAGCCTGCCAAACGTCCGAGGCCATCACCACATGAACGTACTGTCTTCCAAAGTTGAGTTCGATCGCCGCTTCGCGAATTTGCCTATGCGGATTTGCGGCGGCCCAGTGCAATAAAGCAATGTGTCGATGCGATAAGTGTTTCAGTTCGGCCAATGGGTTGAGTGTACATCTTTAGCGAGGTTTTTCAAAGATTTGAGAGTAAACTAGATGCGAGCCGCATGGTGTTGAAGCACCGTACGGCCCTGACCGAGACGACCTTTCTGGGAGGCCGAATGGCTAAATCAAAGTTTAGAACACTGCCTGCGTTGACCGCGAGAGACATTGCCAGATTCTGGAAAAAGGTGGCCCGCTGCTCCGCTTCGGAGTGCTGGTTGTGGACGGCTGGCAAGACTCCCGCCGGATACGGGCATTTTGGTCTTTGCCGAAGCGGCAAGGACGAAACTTATTATGCGCATCGAGTCTCGTACTTCATAGAACACGGGGTGGATCCCGGCAGTTTCCACGTGTGCCACACCTGTGATCAACCCTCGTGCGTAAACCCGGCGCATTTATGGCTCGGCACCGATGCCTCCAACATGCAGGATGCCTCTCGAAAGGGGCGCGTACTCACGGGGGACAACCATCCCTATCGAAAGCACCCGGAGCTTATACCGCGCGGAGAAGTGAGAGGTCACGCCAAACTGAAGAATGCTGATGTCATCGAGATCCGGAAGCTATATGAAAGCGGCTGGCTTCAACGTGAACTCGCCGCGAAGTTTGCCGTGTCACTGAGCCGCATCAGCTACATTGTGACCCGCAGACACTGGTCTCACCTGCCCTAAAAGAGAGGGGTCCGGGCGTCTAGTCAGCACGTCCGAACCCCGCTTTACAGGCAGCCGGATCACACTGAAAGTTGCTGCCCGAATTCAGATTTAGCCCTTACTGCGAACGACTGTCGGAGGCCGCCAAGAGAGCGCGGTCTCAATGCCTGTCAGTGTACATCAACCTTGGCCGAGCTGCCCTCTGAGCCACTGGATGAGCTGCGCCTGTTGGGCATTGGACTGCGAAGGATCGTAGGTGGAGATTGGAGACGAATAATTCCACATCCCATTCTCGTCAGCGCGAGAGACGGTGGGAGCGGGGCCGCCCCAACCTGTGTTCTTCAAACCGGCGGCATATCTGGCAGCGATGTCTTCAGGGCGGTCTCCCCGCGCCAAACCAGTCGCCGCAACATCGGCCCCCTGGATATCACCAACGCCGTAGTCTAAGCCATATATAGGCGCACTCGGCGCGCTGCTGCCCGGGCTCGACATATTGGTACGGTTCTGTTCCACCACGTTGGCCCCGAAGGCTTGCCCGATCTTGCCAGCCGCCTCCGGAGTTATGTAGTTGGGGTTAGGATTACCGGGGGAAGCGAAGCTCACCGGTTGATCGTTGATCGAAGCACCCACGTTCTGCGCCCAAGGATTCTGTTCGCCGAAGAAGCCGCCGGTGCCGGCGGTGGAGGGGGGGGGCGG